GACCTATTACTAAAGAAGATCAAACAGTTTGTCGATTTGATATTATCTAAAATCAAATTTTAGAATATTTCTGCTTCATAGCCTTAACTAATGTTAACGACTCCACAGACTCAGCCCCACTATCCGTAGGTGAATAAATCTTTTTGTTATGTTCTATCCCTGCATGAACCAAATTTTTAGGATGAAATCCTAAATCTAAAATATTCTTAGCAGCATTTATATCTCTGTCAACTTCTTCATTGCAAGATAAGCATTTCCAAGTTCTGTCTTTGAGAATCAAATCTTTTTTAATCCTTCAAAATAATAATTATTTTTGAAAGTTTTGTCGATATAAATGTATCGTTAACCTATCAATGGAGAATATTATGGATTTTACTATCAATTTTACAGAACAAGAACTCGAAATAGTACTTAGATGCTTGGCAGAACAACCTTATAAAATTGCAGCACCAGTTATACAAAAACTGCAAGTTGTTATACAAAAGGCTCAAGCCGAAGCACAAGCTGAAATAAACAAACCAGTACCTGGACCAGAAGATGACGCAGATAGTTAATCTCTACGCATATTTTGTTCTATGCTTTTTTGTATTAGTTGCATAGAAGGATCTTCTTTATTTTTATAAGGCAAAATTTTAAGCTCTATCTCAGGATGGAGCTTTTTATTATGTTTAGATATGTTGTTGACCGTTTTTTTTAATTGCTCTATTTCTTCTGTATTATAATCAACTTTTGGGGCTAAGACTTTAATCGTAGTCTCGATATGCATCTGTGTCTTTTGAACTTTGCCGAAATTTTCTCCAATACGGAAGTCTACAGATTCTACGCCCTTCCACACATAAATTGCCGCTCCTATAACAATAGTTGTTACAAGTACAGAAACGGCATTAGTTAATACTTTTGACCAATCAATTTTTAACATTTTTACGTATCGCCCTAGGGCGTATTTAACTGCTATACATATATATCGGCAGATTAGAAGAATTTCTTTAAACAAATTAATAATTTCTTGACATAGAAAAAGAAGAGCAAGCCAAATGACTTGCTCTTCTTTCCTATGTACGCCTATGGTTACAGCTAACTAGCTGTAAGAATTAAGTTTACGAACCAGCAGCAGTAGTTACTTGGATAAGGGAAACTGCGTAATCATTAATTACCACAATTCCTACCTCTTCATAAATAACCCAGCCTAAGCGTAATTTTTTAGGATCATCAGCAGGCAGAACTGTGATATCTTGTCTAATTGGGAATGCGCCAACGGTATCTGGGGATGCGACTACCAGAATTTCGTCAGTTTCCATTCTCGATGAAACGTGGATATCGGCTGTCCACAGGTGACCGTAGAGACCAGTCGTGATGATTTCACGAGTTGTTGCCTCGTCGTAGAAATCTTTACCGAAGGTTCTGATTGATGCATACTGGTTAGCATGCAGAACGATCTTCGTAGCAACAAGGTCATGCTGCTCGATCAGACGGAACGCTGTATTCAGCGAAGCGGTTGTCAGCGTACCAACGTTTGTTACAACTTGTGTACCAAGCGTATTTGCGGCTGCTGTCAAAGCTGCGAAGATGTTAGTATCTTCTTCCTTCTGGATAGCTTCTTTAGCCTTGATCTGTGCTCTGTCTACGATGTAGAATCTACGAGCCTTGATCTCAGACAGTCTAACAGTTGGGTGAGCAGCGATCTCGAACGTAGGAACGAGAATTTCTTCGCCTTCCTGGATCTGATCTGGTACAGCCCCCCTACGAGCGATAACGTGTGCGATTGCAGCAACGTCGCGTTCGTAACGAGCAAGTGCGCCCTGTGGAAGTTCGTCAACCATCAGAAGCTTACGTCCAACAGCTTGATACTCCAACGAACGTCTGATAGGTTCTACCATAGCTTGCGCCAAGGCAACTCTACCTTCATCGGTGTTCAGAGCTTGTGCAATGATTTCTTCTTTTTGCGAATCAGTAAGTGAATTTTTTGCTAAAGCCATTTTAGTCTCCTTTTTTTATATCTGTCCCTAAATATTCCTTGAAATTTTAGAGTACTAGATTGTTAATGTTTTACTGGTTAACTACTTTTAGTGAATCAGTATGAATTCGATGTAATTACCAAGAGTAATTGAACCGGATACGTCTGTGCCAGGTACGCCACTTGGGTATGCACCAGGAACGGTTACGCAAACGCCAAAGACAACAGCGGCACCACCAGTTACATTACTGATCAAGCCAGCGGTAGTAACGAAAAGTTCGTCGCCAGTTGTATAAGATACGTCCGCGAACTGATCGCTCAAGAAACGTCCACCACCGTTATAAACGGTAAGCAGCGAAGACGCGACTGTTTCATCGAAAAAGTCAGAAACTCTATTCTGAGTCGAAGTCTGTCTGTTTCCGCCAGCACCAATTGTCAGGTTAGCAGCGTAAGGTGTACCGCCACCAGCGTTCATAAGGTTGTCGCCAGCTACGCCCAAAGCTCTTTCGGCGATTGTATCGGTCAACTGAACAAATCCAGTTGCGCCCAATTTTACAGGCTGCCCAGCTTCGATTGTACCATTAGTTGTGAAATCCCAGTCAGGGTCTACGTTGTACTGATCTGCGACTACATGTTGAACAGTTATTAAAGCCATGTTAATCTCCTTTTATCTTTTGTTTTATCTTCCGTATTTTTGACGGAGTTCTGTGTCTGGAATACTGTCGGCCTCTTTGTTTCTTATGTCTAAGCTAAACAAACCTTGCAGAGATTTTGTCAATTCAGTTTGCTGATCAACATGTTCTGACTGTGCTCGTTTTTCTGTACTAGTCTCAGAGATAAGTACGGCTGGCCCTTCTAATCCGTCAGACGAAGCGTCGAGTCCTTTTTTCACAAACATACCCTTCTCAAGGTCAGCCAATTGATTTGGCTTGTAAGCAGAAAGTTCTGCTACCTTGGTTGCAAGCTGGCCGACTTCAATGAGTCCGCTTTGCAGCATTCTACCAGCTAATGCGTATGCTTCTTTTGTTACTTTGGAATCTTCCTTGCTACTCGCAAGTGCTCCGCTATCAGTTTTTCCTGTCATTTGATCTTCTTTTTCTGGAGCGATTTTTTCATTGTCTTTTTCGCCGCCAATTCGATCATCTTTTGTAGGAATATCTGGTGTATCTTTAACAGGATCTGGCTTATCGCCAATAGATTCCTGTTCGTTACCTATAAAGTCATTGTCTTCTGGGATGCCATCAGGTGTAGTTTTTGCTTCAGGGATGTCGCCAATAGACTCTTTTTCATTTCCGATAAAGCTGTCGCCGCTATAAGGCTTTACATCTTCGTCGTCTTGAACTTGTTCTCTTTTGACTTTCTTTTCGTCAGCATTTTTAACAAGTGTATCAGCAAGAGCGTGAACTCTATCTTTTGTAGATGCTGCTTTCGAATTTCCGGCTCCCTCTTCGCCGCCAGTTGCTTTGTTATCAAGCTCAGGCTTTAAAGCAGGGTCATCTTTTTCGCCGCCAATCCTGTCGTCTTTCGTAGGAGCGGAAGCGTTATCTAGTTTTTGTAAATCTGCTGGTTCTGCTCCCATCGTTGCAGTTCCAGTTGGTGCAGAAGGTTTATCGGCGGTGAATGAAGATTCATCGCCAATTGTTGATTTTCCAGAATATCCTTTTGCAGTATCTTGAGCGTTCTGAAGACCAATGTTATCGGCTGATTTGTTAAGGACAGCAAGAACTCCCGAAAGGTCCATGTTGATCTCGTTTGTCTTGTTAATGTGTCCTTTACTCATTTGAGTCGATTCCTTTACAATGTCTTCGTCCGTCTCTGCCATACGTGGATCACCTTCTTTGTAGTGTCTGTCTTGTATATTCTCTACTTGCTCTTCAGTTCCTCTATTATTTTCACAATTTTTTAATTCGTCTTGAACTGGAGCGACATTATCTTCGACTGGAGCAGGTGCTTCGGCGTTATCTGTACCCATTTCCATAGGTTTTGTTTCGCCGCAATGAGGACAACCTTCGCCACTCGCCATATCTTTTTCTTCGCCTTCGATGATTTCGTCTTCAATAGCCTCTTCATCATCGATCTCGTCAACGATCTCGTCATCTATCACACCATCAGTTACATCATCTACGATCTCATCAGTTGCGTCTTCAACGAGATCGTCTGCTCCTTCAATTCCTTCTGGTCCTTCGATTTCAACGTCAATTTCAATGCCTTCATCGATTCCGTCTATATCACTCTCGCCGCCAACAGCAACTTCAACTGCTTCTGCGACTTGTTCTGCAATTTCTATTGGGAGTTCGATAGTGACTGTAGATTCACCGCCTTCTTCGCCGCCGAACGGATCGAAGTCGCCTTCAAACTCGCCGCCACCGTCAAAGTCATCTTCAGGACCGTCAAAGTCTTCATCCTCTGTAACTATGTCGCCAATTTCGTCAGAAACGATATCATCGAACTTAGCGTATTTAGCTTTCATTGTTTGACAGATTGTTGAAGCTTGTTTCAGTTGGAAACCTTCTCTTACATAATCTTCTATGCATTCTTCGGTTCCACTCTTATCGCACCAAATATCAGCAACTTTGATAGCGAGATAATTCGAATAAACATCTGCTTTCTTAAGAGCTTTGCAGATTGCGTCACAAAGAAGTTCGCCTTCGTAAGGACCACTCAAAGCTACAGCATCAAGACCATATCTTCGTGCAATTCTTTCTTTGCAAATTTCTTCTGGGAAATCTTTGACAGGACCAAGAGCCTGTTTATAGGTTCCTATTACAGATGTAGCAGTACTTGCTGTTTTTGTAAGTCCAGATTTCTTCATAGCAAGAATGACATTACCCTTTTCTTTAGGAGTCAAAGCATCAAAACCAGCTTCTGTAACATCGCTGGACGCAAGAGCTTTGATGAACATATCTTTCTTTCTTGAGCAATCGTCGCATTCGAAGTCTAACGCAGTTGGGTTCCATTCCCATTGAGCGTAAATAACTTCTGGTTTATTTTTATTGATTGCGTAAGATACTTTGTAAGCTAACCCAGTATCCATGCATTTTCTTTCGCCATTAGCGAGTTTAACAGTCTGAGTTGTTCCAGTGAACGGACTAACAGAACCTAACTCGATACCAGCTTCGGAAATTTTAGTTGCTGCTTCTTTGGTTATTCTAGCCATTGCAGCAAAGTCCGTATTTGCCATTGCTGGCATTCCAGCAGTTTCGGCTACAGGCTCTTCCATAGCACCAGGTTCTGGGAGTTCAAAGCCTTCTCCTTCGATTGGGCTTTCTTTTTCAGCACCGTCATCTTGACTGTCGCCAAGAACATCTGCCCATCGAGTTACATTAATAGAAACTTTATATTCGAATTCAGATTGACAGTTATTACATTTACCAGCGCCTTTGATGATATCAACATCTTGACTGGTACAAACTGGGCAAACAGAGCCAGGAGGTTTAGGCATCAGATCTTCAGTTCCACCTAAATCATCTCCAAGGTCAGATTCTTCGAAACTTTCCATAGGAGGTTGGTTCATTGGATCGCCGCCAGCATTAGGAAGTGTTGCTCCCGCTCCTGGTCCTTGAGCCGCTCCACCTTGCCCACCCATCTCGCCGCCCAACATCTGAGCTTCTTTGACTAAAGTCTTTCTTCTCTCTTGTCTACTTGCTAAAACAGTACCGTTCTCTCTAGCTTCTTCTAGTTCTTCATCTTCCCAATCATTTATCATTTTTTCTTTTTTTAATCTTTTGTGTTCCTTAAGTTTGTCTTTTCTAGACATGAAAGGATTCATTTGATTCTCAAAGTCCATTTCTGGCTTACGATTACGTTTGAAATCATCGACAGTATCGATTGCGAACTGAGCAACAGACGTTTTCTCTTTTTCTGTTAAAGCATTAACATCTTTAACTGTTGCAACTACGACTCCAGCCCTCTCGTCAACATCTATGTTTGTAATAGCTGTTTTAAGACCGCTGTCATTAATCTGCTCGTCTGCAAATTTATGAGTTGCTTTTACAAAAGCCTTTTTGTCTTTTATGTCTGCCACAATTTCGTTAATAGAAGCTTTGATCTGGTAAAGACCGTCTTCTTCTCTACCAAGTTCGTTGATAGCTGAATCAAACTGTGCTGTTTTGGATACAACTTCATCAACTGAAGGTCCGTTAGCAAGTTTGATTTTAGCAGATTCTTCAGCCTGCTTTAAACCTTTTTCGCTAGAAAGAACATGCTTAGATCCTTCGATAAGATCGTCAGCACTAATGTCTTTAAGGTTGCTACTCATGCTTGCGATTAAAGCGTCAACTGCATTTGGAGTCTCTACGCTTGACGATGCAAGCTTCGAGAAGTAGTTGTATTTACTCTTTTCTGCCGCAATAGCTTCTTTTTTATTAGGCATTGCGTTTACTAAAATAAGCATCGCTGCTTTATTGATGTTTTTAGGATCATTGATGAAAGCTGCTGCCTTCATAACTTCAACAGGAGTTTTATTGTAGAAAGCGATTGTGTCAGAAACAGAATCCATAGCTAATTTAACAACCTTTGTTGGATCAAACGCATATGCCCAACGAGCAAGGTCGCCATCCTGCTTAGGAAGCTGCTTTTCGGTGATAACATCCCAATCTACATATCTGTGATGAGATAGGAAATCGCCCATTTGTTTTTCTGTTACGATGTCATCTTGACTCTTGCTAAGTTCAGAACCGATTAAACGACTCATTTCGGTCCATTGCTTTTCAGTTATAACTTCTGGATAGTCGCCCCAACGAGCAACATAATCAGCAGTAACGCTATTGAATTGTTTTTCAGTAATAACTTCATAAGATCCAGTACGTTCTTGTGGGCTAGGCAGTTTACCTGTCAAACCAGCATCTTTGTGTTTATTAGGATCATTAAGTTGCTTTTCGGTAGTAACATCTAGGTTTTCGTTCCATTGCTGCCCCGCCCCTTTATCCTTTTCAGGCAGTTGCTTCTCAGTGATGACATCTGTAGAATGTGCTTCAGCAGTCTTTTCAATATCAACATTATTTTGACTGTCTTTGTTGGTGTCGGCCATATTTAACTCCTTATTTGATAACATATCATGAGATATTCTTGTAAGATTTTTACTTAGTTTATTAAACTTCTCTATTAATATTTGAGAATGTTTTAAAAAGTCCTCTTTTTTTCTTGATAATTTTGGAACAGTTACAGTCCCAAGACCACTCATATCAGATTGTTGCGTTCCAACAGGTTGAGTCGGAGCCGCTGGTTGAAGAGGTTCAGCACCAGGAAGTGGCTGTTGTTCAGCACCTAACTCTTCAGATCCTTCTTTTGGAAGCTCTATACTTTCCGCTCCAGTTAACTGCGGAGAAGGAAGCTGTCCATAGCCCATTTCTGTAAGTTCATCAGAAATATTTTGCATTTCAGCTAATGTTTTTACTAAATCACTAACATATTCCATTGAAACATACTTTTTTTGAGCCATTAATGATTTAGCTACTTTTTCAACAATATCCATAGCAGTGACAAGCTCATCTAACTCTTGCTTGCCAGCAACTTTTTGCATTTGCCCATCTATAGAACAAACTCCAGAATTGCAACCCTGAGCTTCAGCCATTTTAATAACTCTATTTTTAAGTGAAGCAACCTTCTGTTCCATACCAGTCTTATTGAATATTTCTTGAACTAAACAATCATGACAAGCAGGATTTACTACAAATGAATCTTCGATAAATTTGATACCAAAGTTATGCTCATATATCTGAGCTTCTTTATATTCATTAGTTTGACTATCTTTTGATGTAGATCCGCAGATAGGACATGTGTCTTCGTGTCCTTCTATCTTTATAGGACTATCGTGATATGAACATTTTTGTTTACCGCTAAATTTCTTATTCTTTCTATGTTTTACGCAATCGCAATATTCGTCAGCTACAGATGCACAGTTGTGACAAATGCTGCAAATGGAAGATGTTACGGAACAACCCATAGAAGTTCCAGTTACGATTTCTTGCTCAACGCCTCTAGCTAGAGAGGGCCATGCAACTCTATCAACTCTTGCGATAGTATATATGCCACCTTTTGTTCTATCGTACCAAGCATGAACAATAATACCTCTTGCTTTTTCAATATCATCATTTTGGTGATTGCAGAAGACAGGAACGCCAACGAAAGAAGGTGTTGCTTTAATTAGTTCGCCTTCAGAGAAAGCATCTCCATTATCATTAACTTCATCTTTTTTAATAGCAAATATTTTTACAAATAAATGTTCTGGGTGTTTTCCAATTGCAGATTCAATATCAAAACCACCTAAATCAGATTCTCTATTTTTCATAATAGAAGCGGTTTTAACACGTTTCATATTATATTCAGTCCAATCAGGTCTGTTGAGAGGATCTACTTTTTGGATAGTTAAATTGCTTGTTGCTGTTTTTTTAAAAGCCATTTATGTCCTTTTAAACTGTAGTGTTTTAATGTGTTAATTTAATGAGTGCATAAAACTCGTAATAGGTTAAGGGTGGTTGTAAGTATTCAGATAATTCAATATAATCGAATTAATCGTTCCACCATCTCATCCAGTGATACCAGTGGTTGGTAAGCCATTTAGGTTCGTTAATCAGAATCCAACAGACTCCAACTCCTGCGATTATTACAAGTCCCATTTCTATTTCCTCAAAAGTAAAACATAGGTTAATGCGTTGTTTTCATTTTCATACACTCTTTAAGTCTAGCCACTTCTAACAAAATTTCTGATAATTCTGCTCGCATTCTGTTAATTTCTTTAGCGTGTTGTTCATCTTTGATCATCATAATCTCTTTTAAACCTCTGAACTGTGTTTCTACTTCAATGAATTTTTCGCCTACTTTGGCGATCTCGGCTTGATCACTTCTTTCTCTTGCGTCATCTGCATTCATTTTAACTTTTAGTTCTTTTATATCATCTCTCATATAGTCTAGATTTTGGTTCATTGGTTTCATCATGGCATAAACGCCAGCTATGACTAATAGTAGAGAAATTACGCCAGCAAACGCCTTTGTAGAACTCCCCTGAGCTTGCCCGTTTTCACCAGTTTTTCTAGAATTTTCGTTTATCGTTACCGTTGAAGGTGTATTTTCTGTACTCATTTTATTATCTTTCGTTATGTAGGAAAAAATCCTTTAAAATAATTATCAACCTTTTATGTGCCTAGGGATTTTAACAGGAGCTAGATTACTTTCATTATACTTCTGTTGCCCTTTAGGGAATGGTATTCCCCACATCTCTACCGCGTGACTCAAGGCAGATAAAATATTAGTAAAATACTTCCCACTCGGAGCATAAGCTTTCACCTTTTCTTTTTTATATCTTGGAGGAAGCTTTTTAACTCCTGCAAAGAAAGATTTCTGACCACTTTTTTGGACTGCTGGACCGACAACGACAAAATAGTCTGCATTTGTTGTATAATCGTGTCCCTCCCATCGATGGTACGAACCGGGTCCAATCTCTTTGTCAAAACGCTCTTTTAGTGGAGCAGATCTTTCATGGTAAGTTTCATCCCAACGGATGCCCCTATCACGAATTCTTTTTCTACTAGCGAATTTTAAAAGATTGAATGTTTTCATGTTCCAATTAAATACATATATCCCAGATTATCATCCAACTCTACCTTTTTGTATATAAGTTTAGCCGGATCGCCTTCTGAAATTTCATTAGCTATTTTAATCATTTCGCCATCTTCTGCACTTTTCCTTTGTTTAATCGAATCTTTAATGTTTTTTATAACAACATCTCGTACCGCATCAATACGTTCTTCTATAGCCTCTTCATTAAATCTCAGTATTCTCCAACCAACGTTAGATAGTTTTTGGTCTCTTTGAATATCATGTGCCTTTGAATCAGCTTGATCGTGCCAAATAGAACCATCTGCTTCTATTCCCATACCTATATTTGGAATAGCAAAGTCTATAACATATGGTTGCTGCTCTCCAGCGACTGGGACTTTATATTGAGCGAATGTTTTTAGCTCAGGTGGTAAACCTAAATTCATAAGCATTTTATACATTCTACCTTCTAGTTTTGTGAGCTTAAGCATAGGTTGAGGTTGAGGCTCTTGTTCTTGAGGACCATTCCCTTTGCCTCTTTTTTCAACTTTTAATGGAGGTTCCATGCCGCCTGCTGCTGCTCCCATACCGGGTGCTCCTCCACCCATAGGCATTCCTCCACCCATATCTCCGCCAGGCATACCGCCAGGCATTCCACCTCCCATGTCCATACCGCCAGGCATTCCACCTCCCATGTCCATACCGCCAGGCATTCCACCTCCACCCATGCCCATACCGCCAGGCATTCCTCCACCGCCCATCTGACCGCCAGGTCCAACTTGAACAGCTTCTTCTCTCAATCTCTCAATCTCTTGGTCATAATCTAAATCAAATTCTTCTAACAATGTTTGAGATGAAATTAACTGTTTATCATGGAGTTGTACAAGCATTTGTTTTTGACTAGAAGTATCTCTGAGTTGCAGATCGTTCCATTTTATAGTTGGATGGAGATAAACAGTCTCACCGATCTCTTTGCTTTCTTCCTCATCAATGAATCCTTGCATCATTGCAATAGGAAGGAAAATATGTTGTTCAATCCATTCTGCCAACTGAGCACGCCAACTTTCAAGTCTTCTTATCATAACTTCTACGCCAACTTGAGCAGCAGAATTTCCTTGAATTGTTATTTTGTCATTACGTTTAGTAACAAATAATCCATGGGGAACAGTAAAACAATAAACTTTGCCTGAATAGCTTTTTTTTGTAATTTCTTTACCGTTTTTATCTTCTCTTTTTGTTTCAAGTGTAGGATATTTTCCTTTGAATCCTTTAGATAGCGTTAGAATGTATTGATCATGTTTTGTGATATATTCATGACCAGTTTTATTGAAATATTTTTTAGATTTATTTTCTTGTATTTGTTTTACTGTTCTCATCGCAACAGAAGTAGTATATCCACATTTAAACGCTATCTCTTCTATGTCTTGAGTCAATTGCTTGCTAGATGTAAGATACTTGTAGTGCCCGTTTTTTCTACCATCATTAGAGAACATATGTGTTCCATCACCCAAAATAGCGGATTTAAGTATAACCTCTAAACATTCTTTTGATAAATTTTTAACCCAACTAGGAATGCGTTTAGTAGTAGAGCTTCCTCCAAAATTATCCTTAAAGTAGTTAGCTAAATCTTCATTGTATGTTATAAAATCTTTTTCAGTTTTATGATATTTTTCAAAGCATCTGTTATATAAATCAGACACCTGACTATAAGCGTTGCCTTTTTTAGTCTGACTTATAGCGAAACTTTTAACTTTCCCTCTATCTTTTTTAGCATATCCTTCTGAAACATAAAATCCAGCAAGTTCACAAAAATCATATATAGAATATTCTTGTTCTCCTACTTTAACACTTTCTTGATAGTTCCCATCAAAATTTTCTACGCAACCAATTAGTTTTGCTCTGCGTTTTACATCTTTGGCTTCTATAAATCTAAACCCATCTTTTTCACGAGGTTGTACATACATTCTATGGTTCGGCGTAACTAGAATATCTATCTTGTCAGTATTAAAATGGACTAGATCTCCTTCATAGTCGAAAACATGTTTTTGACTATAATTGTGATATTCTAATGCTTTTGTATCCGGATTATAACAACCTATTTTGTCTTCATTGGTTATTTCATCATATTTTTTAAAACCAGAATCAGTTAATGTTAACGTATCTTCGCTATGACAGTAACTACCCATTTCCCCGTTTAATAATGCTTGGTTTAACATGAAACCGTCAAGAAGTTCTTTTCCAATATAGTCAAGTTCATTGTTAATATTATGTATCTTGCCGGTATTACCACAAATAGCTACTTTCCCATTTTTTCTTATAAAAACCCAACTATTAGGGACTTTAACACAATAAACTTGTCCATCATATTCTTCTCTCAAAATGTGTTGTTTTCTTAAATTGAATTTAACATTTTTTCGTCTTTCAGAACAATAAATTCTATATATAAGTTTTTGATTAGGATTCTTTTTACTATTATCTTCTGTACTTATAGTTGGCCAGTATCCTATTTTTAAACAAATCTCGGACCAATTATCAGCTAACTGTTTTGATATTGTAGTGTATCTGTGACGATGGGTTTGCATATCAGTTCTTGATCCACCGTCTCCATCCATCATCGCTTTATATATAATTTGTAATTTATTTTTAGGGAGATCTAGTATCCATTTAGGAATTTTTTTATTCCAAGAATGCGAACCAAACTCTTTAGATAAATATCTAGCTATTTTTACACTATTAATTGTAAAAAGCTCACATCCGTTTCTGCGTTTGTCGCTATATGTAGAGTATGATGGATAAGCGGTAGCTACAGAGGATTCAATAGAATTAAAAGCTGCGTTTGTTTTACTTTGACTGATTGTGCAAGCTTGAATTTGTTTTTCTTTTTTTAACCCTTTATTCGTTTCTTCTTTGCTTCCACCTTCTGTAATGTAATACCCGACAAATTCGAGATACTCTTCTAGTGAAAGATGATTTAACGGAGAATCTGCATATGGAAGTTCATCTGGGGTGCTTCCTATCCAATCTGTTGTAGATAATAATTTGTCATTGTGTTTTATATTTTGTGAATAAACTTCTTCTAATTTACCTTTTCTTTCTATAAGCATCCTGTGATTAGGCGTAACATTAATATCAACTGATTTTGCTTTGAAGCGATATGTCTCTCCAAACAAATCAGAATTATAATAGTATTCATGGTATTCATCAGGATATTGATATTCCATCTGTCCTGTTTCTTCATTATATGTAGCTACAGTTTCTTTTTTATTCAAATCTTTAAATAGCTTCCAACCTTCAGATGTTAATATTTCTGTACTGTCATCATAGCAGGCACCATGCCATTCGTAATCAAAAGCATGGTGAGTAACTAACGTCAAGTTAGGATCATTTGCAACAGCAGAAAGCTGATTAGAAACGTCAGATATGTCTTGTGGACCAGCCGGTCTGTCTTTGTCTCCTATTTTTACAACTCTAATAGGAAGAATAAGTCTTTCGGCTACAATCCAGTTAGCTGTCATTAACTTCGTTTTGTAAGCAAGAATGGTGAACGCCCTTCTAAGCAACGGATTACCATATGCCCCATAAGGACTTGGATTGTGTTTAATATGGCTTACAGACCTATTAGAGAGGGGTATAGGAGCACCAGTAGACACTAGCTCGATCAATCTTTTAGGTAAATTGTCATAAATCTGTTTTGGTCTTTTTCTTTGGACAATCATTCTTAATTCTTCATCTGGAACTAGGGCGATTACTGGTTCAGATACCAGCGGGTTCATTTGTACTTCAATCCAATCAGGATTAAGTATGACGATTCTACTTATAGATCCGCCTGAGTGATTGCATGATTCTCCATTCGGAAGTGTGCCGGTTCCACCGCAATGGTGACAAGTTACTTCTACCCAAGGAAAAACGTCACCAATAAGAAAGTATTCATGACTGATAAGTTTTGCCCAATGATTGATTCTTAATCTTTTGGTTTGACGTTCATAATATTTAAGAACTTTTTTATTCTTGCATTCAAGTTTAAATCCATTGACTGGGAATGTAGAGTAGAAGTCAACGGCTGCTGCTACTTTGCATTCGTTATCGTAATAGAATCTGACCCATTGATATACTTCTCTTCTTCTGGAAGCAATCTGCCAGTTTTGAGGCGTGTGAAGTGGGCTAAAGAACATAGGTTGCGTCCAAATAACGGATGCTCCTGATCCAGCCATTTGTGCGCATTTGGTGACAGGCATGTTAGCTGTAAGGCTACTAGCTAATCCACTTTTGTTTTGATAGTTATTTCCACTCCCAGTGCTATAACCCTTTGTCGAAGCAACCAAGGCTTTCTTTCCTTGAGTGTCTTTTTTTAATAATGAAAGTTTTGTGATAGGCATAAGTCCTCCAAAATGACTTAACCATCAATGGCTAAGTCTGTACAAGATTTTTCTACTTCTTTATCGTCGTAATTCTTGCCATCACTATACATAACTTCGTCTTTACACATTTTGAATTCATCAGACTTATAGTCACCAAGTCTTTCTTTCTTCTTTTTTTTCTTTTTTGACTTATCTTCTTCGTCATCAGTTCCAGCCTGTTTAGTGTTTGCAGCACGAGCAATAGGAGTATTTTTCCGTATGAATATACCTTCATTGCTATAAGGGTTAGGTTGTTTTCCTTTAGGATCTGGTTGATGGATATTAAATCCATTAGTCTCTACATTTGTCGAGTCGGCTCCGCAATTTTTACATCCTGCTGAATCACCAAGTTCAGAGCCACAGATCATGCAAGTTCTTTTTGGTTTACATGGTTTTGGACCTTCCATATAAGATTGTCCAGGTGCTCTTCTAGGTTCTTTGAGTTGAGCTTCAGTTAGCTTTTTTTTTTAGCTGAAGCTTCTTTAGTCCAGTTATAAGGTTTTCCTGACGATGCAGGTTCATAGCCTCTATCGTTTTCTGCTCTCATAGCTTCTAATCGGGCTTCTGTACTTCTTTCTTTTGCGATATAAGGTTTACGCAGTTGACCAGGTTTCAGTTGTAAGTTATTCTCTTCAGGAATCCACTTGTCAACTTCAAAGCGTTTTTGAATATATCCGCCAGTCCAATTGCCATCTTTATCTTTATATGGACGACTATATTTGTCCATGATATTGCCACGCCAAATGGTTTCCCAATCGATATTCCAAATATCGTCAACAACTAATCCAAAACCCTTATTTCTTTCAACTATGTGATAGTCAGAAATAGGTTGTCTTAGGAATGGATCAATTCTGGTTTCGCTTGGACCGTACATAAACATGTTGTCAACAGCACCTTTATGTTGTGCTGTTTTAGTTAGGTTGTATGCTTTTTTAGCATTTTGCTGAGCTAGTTTTTTAATTTGACCGTCCATCTCTTTAACGAAAGCTGAAACTTCTTTGTAATCAGCATCTATAATGCCTTCTGCTGGGTCTGCTTCGAGAATTTTATTTTCGTCAGGAAGTATCTCAAAAATGCTATTTGCAATGTCCAGTTTGTCTTCCGGGTCATTTGTTCCTTCATAATAATCTTTTAAAGAGATTTTAATAGCTTTAGCATAAGTTTTAGGGACTTTTCCCCCAATGATGGATGCTGCTGTGTATCTATCTGCTTGCTGGTCTAACCAGTTTTTAAATTCTGCGTGATCTCTCCATTTGTCTTCTCCTTCATCTCCCATAAGTTGATCTTCAAATGGATCTTGTATGTAATCAAGATCTGGAGCAAATTCGCCGCCCTGATCAGGCATCCCATCCTCATCTGGATCTGGTCTGTATTGAGCTTTTTTAAGGTTGAAAGTTTTTGTTTTTGCTATCATTTCTATATTTGTTCCTTGTTCTATGGCTAAATCTCTTTGAGCGTTTGCGTGGTCTTCAACCTGATTCATAACTTCACTCCCTTTATCGGCTAAAAAACCTAACTCTTCTGCCCAAGCAATCATTTGTTCTGGTGTCCAATTTGCGAAGTCATCTGGCAATGTCTGCCCTGTTTCTTGAGCCTGTTGTGTAAGATCCGTAAAAAGATCTAGTTGTGGATCGCTAAACTGTGCTTGTTTATTCTTTCTCATTATCTGTCATATTGTCAAACATTTTGTTAAACTGATCGCTTGTCTTTGTCGCCGGTTTAATATCTTTCCATGAATCATCTTTAACAACTTCTTTTGTAAGTTGTTCGCCAGCAGTTTTCTCAGGAATTCTCTCAAATTCAGCACTATCAAAAATGCTAATATTGTTCTGAGGCATACTATATTTGCTACCACTATATTCTCCAGAATTAGCAACGCTATCAGCTTTTCTCATATCTGTGTCTTGCAACGCTTGAGCCATATTGTCAAGTCTTTCTTCTTTGATAGCGTTTCTATTGGATTTTAACTGAAGATTTTCTTCTTTGATCTTTTCGCCATTATCTTGTTTCGCGGCTAAAGATTCAATAATTTTAGAATCCCAAATACTATTGGATGTTTGTGAACCGATCTGTTTAGATGGTCCACCAAAATCGGAAACGCTTCCTCTTCCTGCTGACAAGATAGAACCAGCCCTATTATCTATCGCGGAACTGTTATCTGCCTTTTGAGCGGGTTTAAGGGGAGCTTCATTGCTTTCAGTAGCTGCTTCTGCTGCTTTGGCTTCTATCGTTTTATCTAGAAAGCTAATTAATCCCGATTTATTGTGTCTTTGTAATGTCATTATTCTCCTTCTCCTGTTATTTGTCGTCTTAAATCGGGATTTCTCTCTAAAATCACCCGATATAAATCGTCAGCATATTTTATAGATTGAACTGATGATGCTTTTTTCTTTCCTTTACGATCTTTTGATGGACCGTAAACATCATCCAGATCATCACCTAGTTGAACATCGTCTTCCTCTTCTTTTTTCTGTGACGAAAAGCTAATATTAATTTTTTTGTCTTTTCTTTCAGCTTCGCTAAAAGTTAATCCAAAATCATTTTGAATATCATTGACTATTTGATTAAAATCATTGTCTGAGATTCTTTTTCTTGTCCCATAATATCTATCTGGGATAACTACATCTATTTCTCTTATTCCACCCGAAAATATCTTTTCGTTGACAAATTCTTTTTCAAACTCTTCAAGCCTTCTTGGAGGATAGCCAAATCTTTCAAGAGTTTTAAAAATGTACTCTGTTAAATCTGGTTCGCCATCTTCTGTTGGCTGTTCTTGTGGAATCTGTTCAGTCTGTGGTTGTAGATCATCTCCCTCAGATCCCAAATTGTTAGGGATCTCGGTTTCAGTCTCAAAATTGCCGAAAGAATTACCGTCACTCATCATATTAGTCTGAGCGACCATACGCTTTCTCTTCCCGCTGGGAACAAAACTCATAGTAAACTCCTATTAATGATTGATTATTTTTCGGCGAGAAGAGCTTCTACGAACTCAGGTGGATAGTACTGAGAGTAGTATGTCTGCAAGAAGCTTCTTGTTTTGCTATTAAGTTTTGCAACTTTAACAAACTCAGTCTTCGTATCAGCTTCAGTCTTCTTATTCTTACCAGTCAAATCGCCAGCCTTTTCAGACTCGCCTTTTTGGTGAAGAGGTTCTACGTCAAGCTGACCAGAAGATTCGCCTTTTTTGTCTTCGTTCTTACCAGAAGCTTCTTTAACGTCATCGTCATCTTTCTTGTCGTCATCATCTTTCTTTCCATCGTCATCATCGCTGGATTCGCCTTTGCATTTGCCTTTGCAGATAAAGTTAGGCTTACCGCATTCGCACATGCCTTTTTCGCCAGCTTCTTTGGTGATTTCTTCAGCTTCTGCTGAGCAGTCTTTCTTCTCGTCTAAAACTTTAGGCTCATTAACGAGCTTACCTTCAGCTTCAGGCTGTCCGCTAGAATCAGCTTCATCTTTCTCTTCTTTCGAAGCTTGCTTTGTCATCATCCCATTCTGGGAAGCGACTTTTTGAATGATTTCATCAAAAGTTTTGCCTTTACCAAGACTGATGGTGTTCGAACATAGTTTGATCTCAAGATCCTTACTCATTTTTATCTCCTTAACATTTAAATCCTTCCAATACTGGAAAAATTAGATTAATTTTGTTATTCCTTTTATTTTCGTGCTTTAAAAATAAATTCCTTTATTTTATTATTTTACTAGACGGAAATACGACTTTGCTGCAACCTCTCCAATCGATGAGGTAAAATTTCCTGATCCCTGTTGTGCTCCAATAGATGAAGTATGTTGATCTGTCCATGCTGTCTGTGCTGGTGCTGCTGATGCCATTCCATCGCTATTTTGTTCAAATAGATCTTTTAATATCGTAGTAATACTTCCTTTTATTTGTGACTGTGCTCCTGTTGGGCTAGGTACGGCTTTTATATAGTCTGTAAGCAGAGGGAGAATAGGCTGAAACGCATTTACTAAAGCCTTATGAACAGTTACATTGTTTAACTTCTGTCCCTCTTGTTGTGGTTGTTGATCCGCTTGCGGTTGAGCGTCTAAAAACTGCTTGACAGCACTTGGAAACGCTTGCCTCAGGTTTTCAGCAATCTGATTAAAATTTTGAGCAGATTTTCTAATAGTAAAGCGAGATCCGGCAGCTTTATTATTTCGCAAAACAGCAGTTAATTGAGCTTGATCTTGGGGATTTAGTGCCAATAAAGCCCTAGTCACTTCTTCTTCGTTTTTTCCCTGTATTGCTCCAAGTAAAGCTTGTATAGGAGTCATTTGTTCTTGTCCTTCTGTCTGCTGTTGTACTTCTGCTTGCTGTTCTGTTTGTTGGACCTTTTGTAATATTGTGTTTAAAGTTGTAATACCTTGAATAGCAGTGTTATTAAGAGAGTTAGGATCAGTCGATATTTCTAGTTGGGTAATAATCGGTCTAACTTTATTTTCAAAATCTCTTTGTATTAACTTGACTCCTCTTGAAGAAAAAGGACTAAACTGTCTTGCATTATTTTCATATATTTGTAAATAATTGCGTCCATCTTCATACTGAGTACGAAGAAGTTGTTTACTTTGATTATTAAGAAGTTTTCCTTTGTTGTTTTTTATTTTTTCTAAATGAGACATTAAAATTTTAATTTTATCTACAAAAGCAGATACCATTCTTTGATAATCATCGCCCTTACCTTTCATTGCGTTCCATGCATCGCCCCAAAACCCGGCCTCTTTGATTATTTCCTGAGCCTCTAGTGCTAATGATTTCGCTTCTTTTTTGAATCCCTTTTGACCCATATCTTCAGCGAACTGTAACATTGAGTTAGCTAGTTTTATTTGGTCTTTTACGTATTCGGCTTTTCTTTGTTCTATTGTGTCGTAAACAGCTACAGTAGGGAACATTCCGTTTTCTACTTTTTCAGCTACAATCTTTTTAAAATAATCTTGTTCAGCTTTTATTACTTTTTGGTCAGCTTTACTAAATTTCATTTGTTTTTCATCTTGAGCGTATTTTTCCCATCCACTTGTAGGATTGTTAATAGATTCTACATACTCATTTTGACATTCTTGCCAAACGACTTGTGATGCCTTTTTAGGAGTTTCTGCTCTTTTCTGTCTGTAACAGTTGCTCCAGCATCTTTCGTTACGAATCCAGTAACCTTGTACGCCAACATATTGAGCAGTTTTAATCTGCACTAAAGCGTCAGCGAATTTGTCTATTTGAGATGCCAATTTAATTCTTTTTTGGCTATCTAGTGAACTTGCAATTTTTGTAAGGTTTTGAACTATTTTTTCCATTATAATGTCCTTTTAAAAGGCTGAATGTTTCGCCTACGTTGTCTTCTCATGTAGTTTCTTCTCTCTGTAGAGAAGTTAAACTTAGGCTCAAACGTTTGACCAGTAAATATATAGTTAGATATATTCGATCCTATGAAGCTTCTAACATCACCAATTTGTTCATCAAATGTAACAAAAATTCTTCTATGCGTTGTTCGTGCATAAAAGTCTCCGTGAGGTTCTACATCTCTTGTAATAGCTCGTCCTGATTTACAGGTATATTCTATTCTTATTACTTCTTTATTATGCTTAGCCCATCTTAGCGCTTGAAAAACAGACGGAAAAGCAGGATACTCTTGAATTTTTTCTTCATCTATTTCAGGCAGTTCAGCTTCTGATGCTTCCTCTTCTTCCATCTTTCCCATCGCTTCTTCTGGGGTGAGAATCGGAAGATCGCCTTCTACCATATCATCTTCTACCATATCATCTTCTGGCATCTCTATATCAAAAGTTTGTGCGTCATACATATCGAGAGGTTCATCTGGGCTATCTGGGTCATATAACATTTGTGCCTCAATTTTCTTCAAATAGTTTTGTGTTGCTATTACTCTCATTAGATATAAATAACTTTATTTCCTTCATTTTCCTTCAACTTTTTTGAAAGTAACTATCGTTTCGCCAATTTCATTTTTTTCCAGATCTACTTTATCTCCTATTTTAATTCCATTCACACTAAAAAAATCTAAATTCGCCTCTATAGCCATTAAACAATCAGTATCACTTGATACCGCTTTCATAGACATAGGTTTTATATTTGTTATTTTAATTATTTTATTTTCAGGAGAGACAAAAGCAATATCTAATGGAATATATGTATTTAATCCCCAAAAATTAAGAACTTTAGGAGTTGAAAACTTAAAAGCCATACCAGAATCTTCACCAAGTTTATTTCTAAACATCAGACCTTGCTGATGCAAGCTTGGTGTATCTGCCATTTCTACTGTCATTTTAAGCATTACTCTACCTCAAAATCTATATTTTGTCTTTCTAAATCGTAAATAAAATCTTCGAGTTCTGCTTCTTCTACATTAAAAATAATACCGTTTTCTACTTTTGTAGCTATCGTCGCAGTAGTGTCATTGTATCTAGAGTATAAATCAAACCAAGTATCTACAGACTCCTTGTCCATAGCTCTTTCTTTTTTGCTTTCGAATAATTCTTCAACTTTTGGAATCATTCTAAATTTTTGCAGATCATCATCAAAACCATATTCAAAAGCTAATTTGCCACCATTGAATTTTAACATCTTTTTCTTTTCGTGGTCGTACCAAATTAACTCTCTATCTATGGCTTGTTTTGTTATAATCTCTTTCTCTGGATTTAAAACAAGAACGTTTTTCATTATGCGTTATCCTCACAAAATCTATTCCACCATGATTGTTCATATTTACTAGTTTGCTTTTTAGAAGCTTGTCGTGCGTTAATGTTGTTCTTTGCCGTAATATAATCTATATCATTGTTACTATCGAAAAATGATTTATCATTACCTAAAATCATTGTTTTAATTATGTCAGACCCTTTTGAGGTTATTTCTACCTTGTCACCAACACACCTAATCAGTCCTTGATCTGTCATAGCTTCTATCTCTGTTGGACTCAATGTCTTAGGTTTTTTATATATTTTTGCAGATACTTGATTGTTAGTGTCTTTCCATACAGAATATAGAGATTTAGCACTTTTAGGATCTACATGATCTTTTGTCTTGTAGGTTTTTAGATCTACATCATAAAGATTTCTCATTAAAAAGTCTAATACGTTTGAATGTTGTGATTGTTTTTTCATAATTTACCTTTGTTAAGCCATTCGTTTGTTAGTTTCCATTCTTTCTCATTTAATTCTAAGTAATGTAGATGCCTATGACAATTACTACATAAAACAATACATTTTTCTATTTCTTTTAATATGCGTTTTTTACCATATCCCATAGAAATACAATTAGATATAGTAAAATCTTTTTGTGTTGGATCTTTATGGTGGAAATCTAAACAAAACCATTTTTCTTCGTTGCATTTTTCGCATTTAGATTTCTTTTTTATACTATTGACCCAATTTCTTTTTTCTTTTTTCCTTAATCTGTCCCTTTTGTTTATTTCTTCTTGATGGTTTTTTCTGTAATTTCTAGCATTCTCTGCGTCTCTTTTTTTAAATTTATTAGTTGTCTTTTTTACATTTCTATTGTAATGTCTTTTTTGTGCTAATTTAGATTTCTCTTTTTTGCGATCTTCTTGACACTGTTCTCCACCACAACATCTATTTTTTAATTCATGGACTTTAAAACTATTGCCACAATATTTACATGTTGTTCGTCGTTTTCGTATCTCTTTTTTATTGTCTTTTAAGTATTTTTTTTGTCTTATTTTTACAGACTCTTTAAAACACTCTTCAGAACAATACTTTCTTTTATGAACATCTGATCTAAATTCTGTTTCACAAATTAAACATTTTTTACATAATCCTTTTATCTTATTCATTTAAAAATCTCCAAATTAACTAGTTCTACGTAATAATTCAAAGAGTAAAAGCAGTTTCCTCTAACATATTTGGTAAAAAAGAATTATTCTTTTAATATAATGTATTCATTTGTCAAATAGCTTTACCATTTTGATAACGTGCTTCTCGAAGGATAAGGGTCTTCTGTGCCTCTATCGTACCAACTATAAGGTTCGTTCCTTAGTTCCCTCCAATAATAACCTTCACCTGCGCGACCATCATTGTTATAGTTGTCAAATCCTTTTCTATATCTGCGTTGTTGCTGTTTATCTTTTTGTCTGCCAGCAACTTCGTCTGAAATATCGTTCCATTCAAAAGCTCTTTCAAGCATAGGAAGATCTAAGTTCGACCATGGACCAGCGACTCCTCTTGCTGTTTTGACCACATCTCTACTAGTAAAAACTTGACCGCTTAAAACAAAACGAAGAAGTTTCCTAATATATGATAGAATGCAATTCTTTCTTATAGTCCAATCTAAACATAGTTTGTAATCAGGAACAGACATCATGACATCTTTAGAGAAGTCGATAGAATCAGTATTTAACGCTAGTTTAAGGTTTTTGAAGAAACCTATTTCTATTAAACTCTTCCTACATCTATCAGATGCGGAGCATAAAAGACGAGCTAAAATATCAATATCTTTAAGCGAGTTTACAAAAAGTTTCACTAAACGAACATCTATGCCAACTGATGCGTCCATTTCTTTTTTTTGTTGTAACAGTTCGGAAAGTTCATTCCAAAGTTTATCAAGTAATTTATTATTGTTTTTGATCTGCTTGTCAATAAGTTGTATTTTTGTTTGGATGGGAGTCTGATACATTTTATTTTTGTATCTAAATTGACATATTTTTTGGTCTATGAGTTTTACTCCATAGTAATATGTCTCTTTTTGTAGTATGTCCCAAGTACTTTTCATTTTTAGTCTTTAGAATAAATCTTCTTTATTTTGATTTAATTCTGGTCTTTTGGCAAGAAGTGCTTTTTCTTGCTCTTGGTCAACAAAACCTATATCATCGCCTTCTCCACTATTGTCATATGCCAGCATGTCAGTAGTTTTCTCTTCTCTCTGGTTGCCTACTGGTTTAATAGAGGATTCAGATATTTTTTTAGCAGCTTCTTTTAATTTCTTTTGAGCTTTTTTTGCTGCGGCTGTCTTTTTTGAAGCTTTTTTAGTGGTCTTCTTCGTTGTTTTTCTAGCCTTTTTAGTGGTCTTTTTAGCAGTCTTCTTTGTTTCAGTTTTAAAAATATCAACTGATTCTTCTTTTGGTTCTGGTTTCGCCAAAGGATCTATTTCTATTTCTACTCCTTCATCAGAAAAGTCTATGTTCGTACCTACTTGGAGACTTTCAATCTCTATGCCACCAATGCGATCCATAGCTGCTTTGGTGCTTTCATCTTTATTCAGCATGGTCTGCTTCTCCATGTCAAAAGCACTCATTTTAGTTGGAGTCGCTGTTGCATCTATTTCTGCTTGTAGCTCTTCTATTGCTTTTTTTGCTTGATGAATTTTATCTTCTTCTTCTAAATCATCTTTTTGACTAGCTTTATTAAGCTCAGTTAACGTCATTTTTTTTGTTACTTTTTTCTTCATCGACTCTTCTTTAACTTCTTTAATCTCTTTAACTGCATTCACATCTACGATAAGTCCTTTGAGAATAGCTGTTGATACATTTATATCAGTTTCCTGCTCTGGACTAAGTTCAATAACTTGCCCTGCTTTAACTGGAAATCCGATAGCGTCTATAGACAATTCTCCTCTTAATTTCCTTGATACTCTAACTTTCATTTTGGTGCTCCCTTCAGTTCTCTGTGTGTAGTTTTTTCCGCGTTCTGTCAATGACAGTTCTATACCTTTGCATATTATGAGGGCCAACTGGCTCTCTATTAGTCATATCGATATATTTTTCTCTTGAATCCACAAATGGTTGACTTTGATTGCCTCCACCTACGCCTTCTCCTATAGGAGCTTTGTCACCTTCGCCTTCACCGCCAATAAACATATGCTCTGATGCTGGAATATCTTTTTTCTTTTGCTCCGCATAGTTGCTGCCTGGCGAAAAATCATCTGGAAAACTTTTCCCTCTAGCTCTACCGCCAAAACTTCCTGGATTGGTCTCTTCACTTCCAGGAGTATTTAGCTTAGTTCCCTGCCCATCACCAGGACTAGACTTGGTGCTATATGGATCAGCGAACCTACTATCAGGATCTTCCATTCTAGGGATATTTCCCCGATAAGCCAATTTGTGAAGCTTGTAAAAATTCATTTATTAAATAAACTCGTTTGGATTGTCTTTCTTATACTGTTCGTAATCTCTTTCTTCTTGTTCTCTTTCTTCTCGCTCGTCACCTTCAATGTCAGCTTGATCGGCTCTGTAGTCTTCGTCAGCAGCAATATCCGCTTTATGATCTGCAAGAATTCTCATTTTATTAGCATTGATGCTATTTACGATGAGTTGTTCGTCATTGGTCAAATCTCTACTCTGCGAAGCGGCTTGTTTATAAACGTGATACAGCATTGCATCAGCGTCAGATAACAAAGAAGCCTTCTTATCAAAAGATGGATTGCTTTTATTGAAATCTTCTCTTGAATCGTAGTTAGATAGAAGTTGACTGCCTTGAACGTTATTCTTAATTTTTTTACCGCCTCCTACAAGAGCGTCCCAGAAGGCTTTATTTTCTGCTGATAGGTTTCCCTTATTCTCTTTATCAAAGTCTTTCTGTGCCTTTCTGGCAGTTTCCAAGGGCATATCCATGAGGACAACGCCTTTGTCTCCTCTTGTATCTACAGATGAGCCAGTCCCAACATTAAGTTGTTTTTCTAAAATGATAGAATCAGATGCATTGCGAACGTCTTTAAGCTGCTTTTCTCCGATCTTATCTCCTTGTGGGTCTTTTCTGTCATCTTTAAGCTGTTTGTCAGTTATTACAGCGTCTCCATCCTGAGAAACACCATAAAATTTGTTCTGTTCTTGCAGCATTTTTTCAGTCGGTTTAATTTGGGCTTGTTTTTTAAAGTTATACATAATTTATCTCCAGTATGTTGTACACTAGTTATAATACTAAATTATCACTATATTACAATTTTCCTTTGTTGTTCTTGAAATTATCTATTAAAAGCAGATGGTGGGACACCTGTATTTTGATTTCGTTGAGGTTGTCTAGTTTCCATCTGTCTTGCTACCTGACCGCCAGGTCCAGTTCCATATGACGCTCCACTCATAGATCTCCAGTTAATTGCGTTACTACTCGGCACAACTCCCATATTGACTAATCTGGCTCCCGGAAGTTTATGAGCTACAGCATTCATTGAAATATAACATGCACCAGCAAGAGCATCTGTCAAATCGTCAGTTCTAACATCTCCATCTTTAGGAGCACTAACCCTAAATCCTTTTACAGTTGTCTTCCTTTGTAAATGAAGCATTTCATCTTGCATTAGTTTATGTCTGGGTATCCAAATTTTATCGCTATTCATCAATACTTCCAACTGAGTATATATCGCCATTTTATATTGAGCAGAAAAGTGAGTACATTTGGCTGGTACTCCTGCCTTTTTAAGTTTCTCAATACTTTGTATGGAATTCCAAACATCATATGTAACCATACCTAAATGGAATTTTCTTCTTAAATTGATGACATAATCATCAACCTCTTCTATTCTAACTGGTTTTCCTGGTAATGGTTTCCAATATTTTATCTGATCAACAACTATCCTAAAATCAGATTTGTTTGTTTCTGTATTTAAATACCTTTCTCTATGTATGATAACAAGAGCATAGTTGTGACTTGTAGTCGCTGGGTCTAGGTGAGCAAAGTACGTAAATCCTGCTCTTCCTGTTTCTTGTAACTCAAGTCCGGGTTTAAAGCATCCTATAACTTTATCTCTCACGAAGAAGCTCTCACCACCGGTACCAGAGAACTCTGCTCCATACTCCATCAAAAAGTCTTCTGCATTCATGGATTCGTTGTTTTTTCTTAATGACTTTTCGGTCATTTTTGGATTTACGTGCCATGTAGGAAGTTTGCACATTAATCTATCTTGTACTAGATGGGCTTCTTTATAAAGTCTGTGGAACAGTCCCTCTTCGCCTCTAGGAGACGAGATACAAACAAGTTTACTATCTAGTACTCGCTCTGTTTGTTCTTCTCCATTTTCGTCAATAACTTTTATGTTGCGACCAAATGTTTCCAAACTAGGGGTAAGAGCGGTAAATATTCTTTCGCCGGAAGAAGCTCCGCCTGAAGTTTTATAACTTGCAACTTCGTCCATCAGCAAAACGAATATCTGCTTACCAAGCAGAGCGTCAGAGTTACTGTGTCCAACTTCTACAACGATAGAACCTTTAGTTCTTGATTTAAACAAATCATTGTTTTTTTTGTCTTGTGGAGTCAATAGGAAAATTTTGTTCGCTTCTATTCCATCTGGTATAAACTTATTTTGGAAGTAAGGAGAATAAAGAATTCTTGTTTTGACTTCATTAAACGCAAGTTGTGCCTGAGGAGCGGCAGTAGCAACCGTCAGAATCGTAATTGGGTTTGAATCACTTAATCCATAAATGGCATAAGGGTTTCCTCCAGCACATTCAAGAAGCCTCATAGCTTCGTATGCCATAATAATCCCACACAAGAAATCCTTTCCTGATCGTCTTCCCCATATCAGAATTAGTTGTCTGAATACTTCCGTTTGTTCAAACTTTGATAGTAAGTCTCCTCTCTCTTCAGTATTGCATCCTATGTCTTTACACATTTGAATTTCTTCTTCTGTCAAAGTTATGTTTTTATTTCCTACAGAACCTCTATAGAATATTTTTAAAATCAGTTTTTGCATAGGGTAAAGTGTAATCCCCTGTCCACCAAGATCTAGATATTCCTTTTTTTCGCAAAAAGAAACGATATCAGGAATTGAACTACCAATACCGTCCTTTGAGGATAGCTCTGTCTTCATTTTTTGTATCAAATCTTTAACTGTTTTTTGTGGCTTTTTTGTTCTAGGCACAATTTGCTCCTTTAGTCCGTTAGCTTCCACCGTCATTAATATTACTTGAATAAATGGGATATCCAACTCTTGCAGAAACATCGGCAAAAAGTTGTCCAACTTTGATTCCAAATTCACTTAAATAATCATTTATATTAGTATATATAGTATTATCCAAAACATGAAGTTGTAAAGCTCTTACGAAACTACTAATACTATTTTCTGTTGTGAATCTAGTATTTAGTTTAGTCTCTATTTCTGCGA